AATAATTATCAATTGGAATATTTTTCTCTCTTAACGCTTCTACATATTTTATTTCATTTTTTCTTTCGTTCTCAGCTAGATTTTCTAACATATTAATATAATTTACTATATAGTTTTTATATTTTTCATCTTTATTTTCTTCTTCAGCAGAATGTAAAATCTTATTTGTTAAATATGCTTCTACGTTTGATGCTAATGAAGGACGTGTGTCTCTTAAACTTTCAAAAAAAATGTATCTATTAAATATACTTGGGCTCCAAGTATTATTTGCTATATTTTTTTTGCTCATTTTCTTCACCTACCTATAAAAAAGAAAGGGAGAATCACTCTCCCTTAAATTTTATATAAATAACAATTAATATTATATTAATTTTATTTTGGCGGAATCATTAGATCACATAATCTTGGAACTGGGCCGCGTTCAGATTTCACTAATTTTACTGTTCCAAAAAGTGGATTACCAGCTAAATGTTTTAGCATAGAACGAATTCCATTATGTTCATCAAAAGATTTTTTATCAATCTGAGCGACGTCTCCGCAAAAAATTAATTCACTACTTTCTTCTATACGGCTCATTACTAGGGTTACTAGTTTATCATCCATATTTTCACATTCATCAACAAAAACAATAGAATCTTTTAAGCTGCGTCCGCGTATATGAGAAAGAGGAATGGGTTCGATAATACCTTCGTCCATTAAATGGTCTAATTCTTCTTCTCCACCAACATGGTCAGCGATACAGCGTGAAAAAATACTAAGCTTATCACGCACATCTCCTGGTAAAAATCCAATGTCGTTAGTACCCGCAGCAATAATATTGTTTCGAATAAATACTAATTTTTGATAAGCGCCTTTGGAAATTTGTTCTAACGCATAATTTAAAGAAAGTAATGTTTTTCCTCCACCCCACGCAGATGTTAATAATTTAAATTTAATATTTGAATCTTGTAAAATATGTAACGCCATTTTTTGTTCAATATTTAATGGACGAATTGTTTCTCCTGTATAAGGATTTTTTATATCGTGATAGCGCAAATTATTATATTTTTTGCCATCCCAAAATAAAATATCTTTCAGTTGATTATCTTCATAAATTTTTACAAATTCATTTATTCTTGCATTTAAAACATTTTCTGTCATATTAGAGTATAATGAATTAAATTCTTCGGGAGTAGGGGTATAATTTTTCCAGCCGCAATATTCTGGTTCTGCTTTTAAAATAATGGGCTGAAAAAATTCATATTTAAATTTATTTAATTTTTTAGCAAATAAATATAGGCATCCGTCGCTCGTTATAAAATTTATATTCTCCTTTAATTCTTTCTGTAAAAGATAGGCTTCTGCTAATAATTGATGATCAATAGATTCTGAAAGAAAAGAATATTTTTTTATAAAAGACTTTATCTTTGAACGCGCAGGAAAAAAAGAATTAATAGTGAGAGAATTAATAATAACTTTTACTGCCGCTCGCGCAGCGGCCTTAACAGATTCGTCCTTTTTACTATTTGTTTTAATATCTTCTAGTTCCTGTATTACCAAAGGACTAATATAAATATTTTTATAATGATTAAGAGCACCATTTAAAACGGCGCTCGTATCGAGGAAATTAACCATTAGTCATCACATCCGATAATTTTATCTATGAGTCCCAATTCAAGCATTTCATCCGCGGTTAAAAACCATTGATGACGAGTTTGAGAATCATATAACTCCGGAGTAATTTTTGTATTATCTATAATAAACTGACGAATTTGTTTATCTACTTTGTCATTAAAACTCATAAAATCTGATGCGGTTTTAGACTCGCTAGTACTTAAAGTGATAAACCCGTCATGAATAAGAGCATAACTGCTGGGGAAACAATATCTTGTGACATTAGGATTATTGCCTCCACCGCAAAGAATTACGGCACTCATAGAGGCGGCCGTTCCTGTAACAATAATTTTTAATGGCTTTTTATATTTATTAATGTAATGCGCGAGGAAAAATCCATCTGAAACAGACCCACCCATAGAGTTAAGAATTAATGTAACGGGTTCGGTGCTATCATCATTTTCAAAATCGCGTAAAGGTAAATAAACTCGTTCAACGATATTTTCAGTAACTTCTGTATTAAAAATTATTGTTCTATGATTAAAAAGTTGATTGAAATATTGATAATCAACGGGGTCCCAACCATTAGAAGTTTCTAAGGTAAAGATGTCGTCTAGTTCCATAAGTGCTCCTCGTTGTGATATTACACAACTTTGTTTTATTTATGAAATAATTTTTGTTAAAGTACAATCTTTAGGGTCTATATCTCCTTGTCTAATTGACTTTAAATGTGGATGTCTAATACTCAGTCCATTGGAATCACTTAGTGCCATTCCACCAATACTTACTGGGCAAAGCCACCAATTATCAAAATTATCTCGTAACTCAGTTTTAAAATCATCTGTTAATCCAGCAACACGACAGAGAGGATAAATTTCTCCATTTGTATCATATACTCCTACCATTATCGCGCCAGGATAATTATAAAAATAATTTTTGGTTACTGGAATTAGAGTTTGTCCAAGCTGATAGGCACCGAAATAATCACCAATCAACTTTTCTCCTGAACGTGTATCTTCCCAAAATTGCCAATTACCCAGTTCTTTTCCAGTATAATTTTTTGTCGCGGGTTCAAAACCAATAATAAACGCATCAATGTCATTACTGATTTCTCGTTTTACTTTACAAGTTTTATGAGCGGTGCGTTTGCCTGGTTCTGGCTTTCCATCTTCACGATAACAAACTACACCTTCTTGACCATCTTCAAATAGTTCAGCAAGATTATCATAAAAATGTTCATCCATTGGATAATATGGAACATAAGTTACTAATGGATTGTTAATGCGTTCCGCCGCGAGTTTAACATATTTTTGACGTTCGATCCAAGGCATATTCATTAAATCTTCTCCATCAAAATACCATACATCAAAAATACGCCAACGTAGTCTTTGTCCGCGAAATTCGTTATTTTCAATATCGCGTTTATCTTTTGCGGTAAATTTAATTTGAGAAGAAGCGTTAATATAAAATTCTTCATCTTGAATGGATTTAGATTTGATAGCCCCACATCGTAGAATCGAACCAATATTTTTATCTACTGCTCCTTCAAGCCAAATTTCGCCCATAATACGTGTTGGCTTATTAAATACAGAAGCAATATCATTATAAAAAAATAACTTATCTTCTAGTCGCCCATATTCTTTTGTAACAGTAGAAAGACCACGGCTAATTAGCCGCTTATCTCCGTCAAAATCACAAATAAAAGCGCTATAATTGCCGTCAGTTTTAAGCTGATAATAATATCTCCCGCTAGAAATCATATGCTCTATTTCTAAATCACGTTTTTCCTTGGAATATGAGCTTGGCATACTCCAATAACGTTCAGGTTCTAATTCCCTTAATAACATATTTTTCTCCTTTCCGTTGATAAATATATTATACCATAATTTTTAAAATAAGTCAAAATCTTTTAAAATATTATCTAAATTAAAAACTAAATCATTCCATTTACCTGTTTGATTATTTACTACATAATCAAATAACTCTTCATGATTATCCAATGATGTTTCACTTGGATGATGAAGTTGTTCAATAGTAAGCGCGGGATTTACAAAAGGAGTACCATCTTCATTATAACGATTGATTCGTAATACTTTTGCATGAGGATTATAGGCTTTTACTATACTAATTTCATTAGGGAATCTAGCATCAGGAATAAAAGCTAAATCAAAATCATTTGGAATGGAGGCTAAAAATTTAGCTACAATTTCACTCCAATAGTCTGGAAAATTTTTTCGGACTTTATTAGTTCCTAACTCTTGAAGAAGTGTGCGGCCAGCAATATCTTTTTCTCCATTCCAATTGTAATATTTTGTAGCAAAAAATTTAACGCAATCAGCATAATGAATTGTAATAGTTTTTAATCCATGTTTTTCTGCGTTCGCGCGCATTATATCGGCGGCGGTATCCTTTCCGCTCGCGGATTTACCACTAATTATTAGAATTTGCATTGATAATCTGCTCCATTCTATAGTTAAAATAAAAATCAAGGAATGCGCGTTCTTCATCA